GGCGGCTTTGCGCGCCCGAGGTTGGTAGTGGGGAAATTGCAAAAGGGTGCAACAATTTTCTCTTTGTTGCGCAACATGAAGCAGCAAATCGGTATTGGGAGCGTGGGGTAAATGCCACGGCTCAGCATAACCGATATCGCGAAACATGCGGGGGTGAACAAGTCTACCGTGTCGCGCCAGGTGGCCGCTTATGGGCTGCGAGGGGCTGACGGCAAGGTTGATTTGGATTCGTACCTCGCGCTTCGCGAATCGGGCCTTGATCCGCTGCTGCAAACCACGGGCCGCGCCGCGCAGGCCGCTGGCGATGCGGAATCCGGCCTGGCGGCGGAGCGGCTTCGCAAGATGGCCGCGGATGCCCAGCTTGCGGAATTGGAGCTTGGGCGTCAGCAGGGCAAGCTACTCGAAGCGGCTCGAGTAGAGGCCGAGCAAGAAGACATGGCCCGTAAGCTGCGCGATCGGCTGCTGCAGATTCCGCAGGAAGTGGCGGCAGATTGCGCCAGGCTGGGTGACGAGATCGCCATCCAGGCCACGATCACACAAGCCCTGCGCCGGGCCCTGGATGGGCTGGCGGGCGAATTGAGCGCGGCAGATGTTCCAAGCGCTGCCTGATGCTGGCCCGGTGCTTCGCCGGGCTTGGGCGCGCGGGCTGGCTTCACCGCCTGAACGCCTGGTTTCTTCCTGGGCCGATGCGCATCGCGTTTTGGGGCCGGAAGAAGGCCCCTTCCCGGGCCGCTGGCGCACTGACCGCGTGCCTTACCTGCGCGACGTGATGGACGCGCTGAGCCTGGCACATCCGGCGCGGCGCGTGACGCTGATGGCGTCCGCCCAGGTTGGTAAAACAATGGCGCTGCTGAACCTGGCGGGCCAGATCATCGCGGAAACGCCGACCACAGTGCTTTGGGTGCTGCCTTCGCTGGATGAAGCGCAGAAGTTCAACCGCGACAAGCTGGAACCGATGCTGGCGAATTCCCCGGCGGTATCGGCCAAGGTGCGGGCGTTGGTGAGCCGGGATGAAACCGGCAGCACCACCAAGCGAAAGATTTTTGCCGGCGGGAACATTGACCTGACGGGGGCGAATTCCTCCAAGGGCCTGCAGATGGTCACCAAGCGGGTGATCCTGCTGGATGAAGTCTCAGAATTTCCGCTGGATGTGGATGGGCGCGGTGATCCGGTTGCCATGGCTGAAGCCCGCGCCATGGCATGGACGGGGCGGGAGAAAATCGCCGCGGCATCCACGCCCGGCATCAAGGGTCAGTGCCGCATATCGGCGCGGTTCGAAGATGGCAGCCAAGGCCGGTTCCATGTGGCCTGCCCCGATTGTGGCACAGAGCAACCGCTGATTTTCGAAAATCTGCGCTGGCCGAAAGGTGAGCCAAGCGCAGCGCTGTATCATTGCTCGGCATGCGGGGTCGGCATCGAGCATCGCCACAAGGCTGCCATGCTGGCCGCTGGCAAATGGGTGCATGAACGGCCGGAACTTTTGGTGCATCACGCCAGCTTCGCGTTGAACGCGCTTTATTCGCCCTTCGTGTCTTGGGCCTGGGTGGCTGAACAGCGCGAGCGCAGCCAGGATGATCCGCTGCTGGATAAGGTGTTCACCCAGCAGGTGTTGGGCTTGCCGTATGAGCCGCGCTACGATTTGCCGAGCCATGAATTGCTGTGGCGCCGGCGCGAACCCTACCCGCCGCGGCGCATCCCGCCCGGCGTGTTGTTTATGACTGGTGCGGTTGACGTGCAAGGTGATCGCCTGGAATGGGGCGTGTATGGATGGGGCGGTTCTTCGCATCTCAGCATGTCTTCTTGGTGGATCGACGGCGGCATTCTGGAAGGTGACCCGGCGCTTGATCCGGTGTGGCTTGCCTTGGATGAAGTGATTGCCAAGCGCTACTGCGACGCCTGGGGGCGTGAATGGGCACCGATCTGCTACGGGATTGACTCGGGCTATTTGCCGCAGCGGGTTTATTCATACGCCCGCCGGCACGCCGCGCGGCGCGATCCGCGCATCATGGCGCTGGATGGGCGTGCGAAGTGGGGTGAACCGCCGCTTGGTATGCCGAAGCCGCAAGATGTTGACTACAACGGCAAGAAAATCGGATCGGTTCTGCTTTGGCCGGTCGGCACCTGGGATTTGAAGACGGAAGTGGCGGCGGCGTTGAGGCTGACGGAAATGGGGCCTGACGCTACCGGCGCCTGGCCAAAGGGCGCGGCGCATTTTCCGCAAGCCCTGGACCTTGGGTTTTTTGAACAGATCACCGCCGAAGCCTGTGTGGAAATCGGCAACCGGGCGGGCTTCACCAGGCGCGAATGGCGCAAGGTGCGGCCCCGTAACGAGCAATGGGATATCGCTGTTTATGCCCGCGCCTTGGCCCGGCATGAAACCGCGAACCTGACTGACGCGCATTGGGAAAAGCTGATCGCGGAACGTGTTGGCAGGCCCGAAGATGCGCAGGCTGATATGGCCGCCCTTTGGCAGCCCGATTTGAAGACCTTGGCCGCTGTGGAACCAGCGCCGCCACCACAAGCTAAACCCGCCCCGCCCCCCCGAAGCGGCGGCTGGTTTGAACGCCGATCAGACTGGATTTGAAAGGTTCACCATGGCAACGCAGGCCGATATAGACGCGCTGACCGCCGCCATGGCGCAGAACGGCGCGGTGATGGAAGTGCGCTTTTCCGATGGCCGATCAGTGAAATATCGCAGCATTACGGAAATGAGCCAAGCCATCGCCGCGCTACGCCGAGAACTTTCCGTGCCGATGAACCGCACCACGCTTTCAGCGTTCAGAAAGGACTGACCCGCCATGTGGTTTGACCGCCTGCTTGCCAACCTTGCGCCGGAAGCCGCGCTGCGCCGTGCGCGCGCGCGCCTGGCGTTGCAAGGCATCCAGGCGGCTTATGATGGCGCGCGCCGGTCCCGCCGCATGGGGCGGCTTTCCAGCGCGAATGGCCCGCGCGCCGAAGTGCAGGAAGGCTTGAAGACACTGCGCGACCGGTCGCGCGACCTGGTGCGAAACAATGCCTGGGCGGCATCGGCGTTGGATACGCTGATCGGCTACCAGATCGGCACTGGCATCACGCCGCGTTCGGCGATTGAAAGCAGGGTTTCAGCGCCCACGCCTCTGATGAAGGCGTTGCGGGACGATGAGCAAGCTAAAGCAAAATGGTTGAGCCGTTTCCAGGTTTACGTTGAAAGTCGTGATCAGGTGGCGGCTGTAAATGCGCAGGTTGATGCGGCGTTTGAAGCATGGGCCGCGCGATGTGACATCACGGGCCAGATGGATTTTTACGGGTTGCAAGCACTGGCCGCCCGTACGCGCGCTGAAGCCGGTGAAGTGCTGATCCAGTTGATCCGCCTGACGCCCGCTGAACAGCGTCGGCGCGGCTTGAATGTGCCGCTGGCGCTGCAGGTGTTGGAACCTGATTTACTGGATGAAACCTACAATGAAGAACGGCGCCGGCCTGAGGACAATCTGATTGCCAATGGTGTGGAATACAACGCCATGGGCGCGCCCGTGGCGTATTGGCTGTTTGATCGTCACCCCGGCGAAGCCGCCACCTTTGGCCGTGGAACCATGCTGCGCCGTCGTGTGCCGGCTTCCGACATTATCCACCTGTTCAAAGCCACGCGCCCCGGCCAGGTGCGCGGTGTGCCGGTGGCAGCGCCGATCATCACACGCTTGATGGCCTTGGATGAATTGGAAGATGCGGCGCTGCAGCAAGCCAAGGTGCAAGCCTGCCTTGCCGCCTTCATCACCAGTGACGCCGCGCCTGGCCGTGGCCCGCTGGAAGGGACTGATTCTGAAACCGGCGATGCGCTTAAAACCTTCTCGCCCGGCATGATTGAGCGGCTGCTGCCCGGTGAAGATATTTCCTTCGCTACGCCATCCGGCACCGGCGGCTTCAATGAATTGGCGAAGCACCAGCTTCACGCCATCGCCGCCGCCTATGGCCTGACCTATGATTTGCTGACGGGTGATCTTTCCGGCGCAAATTATTCATCGCTGCGCGCCGGGCGCCTAGCCTTCAAGCGCCAATTGGAACAGGACCAGTGGCATTTGCTGATCCCTGGTATGTGCGAACCGATCTGGCGCGCCTGGGTGGCATCTGCGCTTGGTGCCGGTGCGCTGCCGCCCGCGCAGCACGCCTATCCGGTGGCCTGGGGCCCGCCTGTGTTTGAATTTGTTGACCCCATGAAGGACGCGCTGGCCACCAAAGCCATGATCCGCATGGGCTTGAAGACCTGGCGCCAAGCTGTGACGGAACAGGGCTATGACCCCACCACCATCGCGCAACAGATCGCCGAAGACAACGCGCTTCATGATGATCTGGGTTTGATCCTGGATGCTGACCCGCGCCGCGCCAATGCTTCCGGTGGCGCGCAGGATGCGGCGGTGAATTCCGCCATTGAAATTGCCGCCACGGGCCTTGCGGCCACAAACGCTTAAAAGGGGGCTTCCATGCCAGTGCAAATGCGCGCTGCGGCCGAACAGGCCGCAGTGCTTTCGCTATTGGGTGATGTGGGGTGGGACATTACGCCGGCCGGTGTGGCGGCGGAAATGAAGAAGCTTTCCGCCAATCAGCCGCTGACCATTTCCATCAATTCCTATGGCGGCGATGCACTGGCTGGCATCGCCATCCACAACATGCTGGCGCGCCATGCCGGGCCCAAGACCGTGATTGTGGAAGGCATCGCCGCATCAGCGGCCAGCCTTATCGCCATGGCCGGTGACCGGATTGTGATGCCGGGCAATGCCTTTCTGATGATCCATGAAGCCTGGGGCGGCGCGCTGGGCGATGCCGAAAGCATGCGCCAGCAGGCCGATGTGCTGGACCAGATCAGTGGCGCTTATCGCCGCACCTATGCCGCCAAATCCGGCAAGGATGAAGAAGCCGTGGCCGCGCTGATGCGCGCCGAAACTTGGTTTGATGCCGATATGGCCTTGGCAGAAGGTTTCGCCACGGAAACGGCGGAACCCGCAGAAATTCGCGCCTTTGCGGCGCTCGACCCCAATCGTTACGCCGCCGCGCCCGCAGCCTTTTGCGGGTTGGTGCGCGCGGCGCGCGATGCGGTGCCCGTAGCGGCGCCGGAAGTTCAAAACCCGCCAGCAATCCCGCTGGCACAAGCCAAGGAGATCGGCATGACCGATATCATTGCCCAGGCCGGCGGGAATTCCCCGGCTCAATCTGCTGCCCCGGTTGCGCCGGCGGCGGCTTCCATTGCTGAAGTGCGCGGCATTGCCGAACGCAACGGCCTGCCGGCTGAGTTTGCGTTGACGCAGATTGAACGCGGCGCCACGCGCGAAGCGGCGCTTGAAGCCGCGCTTGAAGCGGTGGCGGCGCGCAGCCCCGCCCCGATCATGCCGAATTCCGCCGTGGCCAGCGTGATCCGTGATGAACGCGATACGCTGCGCGCCCGCTGGACTGGTGCGCTTTCCGCGCAGCTTTCCAACCAGGCGCCGCCGGCGGAAAGCCGCGAATTCGCCAATATGGGTTTCCATGGCCTGATGCGTGAAATCGCGGTGGCTAATGGTGTGAAGGACGTGCATCGCATGTCCGGCGCCGATCTGGCGGAAATGGTTTTGTCCGGGCGGATCAACGCGCAGCATTCCACCAGCGACTTCCCGCTGATTCTTGTCAATTCCGCAAACAAGTCTGTGCAGGGCCTGTT